CGTTCTTTTGCTCTGAGCTTGGCACTTTTGGCACGCTCTTTTTCTAATTCCTGTTTTAGGTTTACCGTTTTGGTTTTTTCAACCTCATTCAACCCTTCCCTCCGGGTTTTCAAGGAAATGTTGGCAGCTATCAATAATAATACCGCCAATGGGTCAAATACAAATATTAATATAATGATTACCCACCTTACAGCCTCATCAAAATGGTCTTTAGCCTCGTCACCATAAATTAGTTCTGCAACATATTTAATAGGTCCTACTTCGGCCTCTATCTTGTCTTGTTCTAATTTAAGAGAAGATTTTTCATTTGTTAATTCACTTATCTTATCACTTGCCTGATTAATGGCAAGCGTCAAAGCATCTCTTTCAGGTTTTTGTTTCTCTCTTTCTTTTAGACCTCGTGTGACATATTCCATATCAATATATTTTTCAAGTGTCTGGTCTAATAGAGTTAATGTCTTTTGTGACCTGTCTATAATGATTTGTTGTTGGTTGATTTGAGTATCTAACAACTCAATCTTAATATTATTACTTGATTGTGGTTTAACTTGGTCAAGGTGTGCCTTTGATAAGAAACCAAAGATACCCATAGATGTAATAAAAACTAAAACAATAATAGCAAAAAACAAATATGCTTTTAATGTTCTAGGTACTAGATTGTTATGCCAGTTATTATACAGCCAAGAGGCGGCAACAAGTTTACCGACCTCCAATGCACTACCCATAGCAATAATAGGTACAACTGCACCAGCAAATAAAGTAGCCAAACCTACAATAGAATAACCAGCGGCTATTACAGATATAGAAATGGCACTAAGAAAAGTTATTAGAATTGTAAACATCTATCTCCTATTTTATGTAATTTAATACATACTCGTTTCTTATTTTGCGAATAATACTTTCTACTTTTGCAAAATAATTTTTATCAGCTGCATAAGCATCCAATGTATGTAATAATTTAAATGGGTTGGTTTCTCCGCTATCACGCAATTGTTGATACTTTTCAAAATTGGTACCATTATTTAGTGTATTAATATAATGCAATACACTATCACATTCGTGCATATACACCTTAACACCCCATTTCTTAGGATTATTAGATGGTAACATATGAGGTTCTGTTAAATCATAAGTTCTCATACCAAATAGATTATGTCCTTCTCTAGCAAATCTACTTGTACCCCAACCACTCTCTAAGGCAGCCTGAGCTAATAGTAGTTCTCTATTGACAGGAAATACATCTGAGGTGGTGTGATAGATATAGTCAACACATTGGTTTACATCATCTAAAAATTGTTGATTACTGTTATGCTCAAAATCAGGAAGTGTTATAATCACTTCCCGTTCTTTAGCGTCTGCCACATATCTTTCTGGCGATTGATACATATAAAACATAGTACCTACAAAAGCCACAATAGATATGACCATAATAGTTTTTAAAACTATCTTTGTATTATACCAAATTTGACTCATTAGGCATTCTTTCCTACATATGCGTGTTTAAGATTACATCTCATAGCAATGTACTCATAACCCGTAATTGTTTCTGCATCATCATAATCATTGGCACCCACCTTAATGGGTTTCAATCTTCGTTGAAAGAAAGCAAGGCCTCCCTCATTTCGTATCTTTTCCATTTTTTGATTTAACTTCTTCACCTGATTCGGTGTTAAGTTATCTTGTAGGTCTTTAGCCCAATTGCCGGTGTAATACACCATTTTGGACTCTAATTGATTTTCTTTAAACTTCTTCAGCGTGACTGGAATGTTTTCAATCTGCGCCTTTAAGTATCGGTCAATTTCTTTACTAGCCATAATATATCTCTCCTTTAGAGTTGTTAAATTTGTCCTAAACCAATTGCTTTTAGTCTTGGTTTAAAACTGTAGAATAAACTGTTGTGATTACCTGAATCATTACAGTTCTGTAGTTGGTACAGGTGTACCATTTCGTGTCCTAGTGTGTTCACAAATTCACTAAAACAAGAATACTTGTCGGACATTTCTAACTTTAATTGTTGTGTACCTTTTCTCTTTTGATTATAGATAACAACTTGTCCGTAAACTTTTTGCCTTGTAAGGTCTTTGATTTGAATATCGTTGAATGGTGCTAATTCATTGAAGAATACACCTTGGTTGATTAGATTAAAATACTTTTTTATATCTTTATAGGTAGTTTTGTATTTTCTACTGGCCGTAGCCTCACACTCAGACTTAATCATCTTACGAATTTTCGCTCTTTTGATTTCGGTTGCCACTAGATTTTCTCCTATCGTTTACATTTAACACACAAAGTCCTATCAGCCCACCTAATAGGATTATCAGTAGTTCTTTTGGAACAAAAGTATAAACAATTTGCAAAGCTTCGACTATAGACACTGCTTGTCGGCAATCTTCGTATCTTTTAATAAAGAACACTTATATTGCTCATCAGCTTTCATTCTCAGTTCAGCAGCTATTCCTTCTAAGATGTTTGGCAAGTGTTTCTGCATTACAACTGTCATCTCTAAGGCAAAACCGTGCATTAGTTTTTGTAATTCTTGCTCCATCAATTTAGACGAATCAACACTTGTACCGTTTATCTTAGATTGAATAACATGGCCAATAACCGCCTTGTTATAATCTTCACCGGCATTTGCCGTGTTGAAACCCCACATTAGAAACGCAAAAAGCGAACCTAAAATGGCCATCAAAGTTATCAAATATCTCATAATCTCTCCTTTGTTATCATTTATATTTATATAATACACTATGGGAGCTGAAAAGTCAAGCACTTTTTTCACTTTTTTTACGAAAAAAAGCGTTAAAAATCAACGATTTATGAAAAAGTTTATGGGGGCGACAGGAATGTCGCAGCCCCACACTAGGAAGTGTTGTTTTTTTACAACGAATCGACTAGAATTGTCGAATTTATTGGCTTAAAGCGCCTGAAGTAGTACCTTTTGGAATAGATTTATATTCATCATTCCAACTAAACGCCTCTTTGACCACAGCCGCTGAAAGACCTTTATAGTGTTTATGTAACTCTTTATCTTTCATTCTAACTGCAATCTCAGCCTCACCTTTACATAAACCTTCAAGTGATTGAATAAACATAGTTTCTTTTCTAGTTTTAGAAAGTGAAGCATCTGCATCTTTTACATAATGCCAATATGTTTTACTTTCATTTTCTAAGTAACTATGTTCTGTTCCCTCAGGAGCTTCATTCGCAATATACGGTGGTACTCCTTCTGGTAAGTCCCATGTAATACTAGGGTCAAAAGAACCTTTTAAAATTCTTCGTAAACCTGGTGAGTCATACTGTTTTAAAATAGTGACCTTTTTAGGTTTATCTTTTGCGTTATTTACTTTTGTCAAAATTTCGTGCATTAGAAGTCTGCCGGATCCACTTGTACCCGCCATAGTTTCCATAGCAGCTCTTGACATTAATCTTGGGTTTTGTGCCATATCATTTCTCCATGTTAAAAGTCACCAATGTTCTCCATTAAAGACTTCAATTTATTTTCAATGAAATATGTTAATAACTTTGAACGGTCATTAACTTTATATTTCTGATAACTATTTATAATAGCATCCTCGTATGCTTGTGGTATCTGTAATAGGTCTACCAGCTTTTTGTTTCTTTCAAAGTTTGCCTTTACCTCACCTTCAAGGTTTTGGCCATTACTAAATTCTTCTAATCTCTTTTTGGTAATTGGTTTTTGTTTTTCACCTGTGACAAAGCAATCGTCTGGAGATAATATGTTCGGTATACCGTCTGACCTATCGCCTTTAATAATATGCTCTAATAAAAATTGTTCAGGTATAACATCTTCACCTAAAAACTTTTTCTGTATAGGTGCAAATTGTTCAACATTAGTAAATCTTTGTAATTGTATAAAGTCTTTGTCACCAGATACAATCATAATTGGTTCAGATTGATGATAATACTTAACCAAAGTAGCAATAATATCATCAGCTTCACACTTCTCATTGTACATAACAACATAGGGAAAGTTCTCTTTGATTTCATTTTTTATATTTGTAATTATATTGAATATGTTATCCCAATCAAAATCGGAATCAACACGGTTTTTTCTACGACTATATTTGTAATTAGGAAATATATCTCTACGCCAAGGGTCGCCAGCATCTGAACACAATATCATTTTGCCGTACTTTTGTCTAAACTTTGCATTAAACCCTCGTAATGAATTAATGACCATATGTCTAATCATATCCTCATTAGGTTTTACATCTGCTTGGCCTCTTGTCTGTACCATCAGATTTGAGATTAAGACTTGATTCAGGTCAACTAATATCATTGTTGTGTCACTTCTTCCACATTAAGTTCTCCATGGTAAACAACATAGAAGTCATCTGGTTCACCAAAAGTTTCGTGTAAATAATCGTAACCATCTTGGTCAAATTTATCTTCTAGTTCTTCTACACTTACACCTTTAACATCATTGAAATAGAAAGAACATTGGTCATCTACCTCTTGGTCTTCGGTCATTGTATGGTCAAATTCAAATTCATTGTAAGCATCATTAGGGTCACCAATAATATCAGATAGCTCTTCACCATCTTCTACTTTGACTATACAATGTCCCCAACGGTACATCTCCTCAGTTTGACAAGAAATACCTTTTTCCTCATCTCTATAAGTTTGATATTCATAAATTGATTTCTTGTACTTAGGTGATATTTTATAAAATTTTGCCATTTCTATTCCATAACCTGTCTAGTAGGTAGTACCACCCACCATTTATAATTGGTTCTACTATTGCATCAACGCCAGCTAATGACCAATCTGCACCAGTAATTAATCTGTTGCAAGTCATTGCTATAATGATGTGACCAATAGTGTAAACGATAGCTCTACCTAAACTTGTGGTACCAAGTTTTTTTAAGATATTAAAGATACCGTTTTTAAATTCTGTCATATACATTTAGAAATGGTGGCGGATTTCTCCGCCACCAAATTATAACTAGGCAGTATAGCCTTGGTTACCGAATAAAGCAGTTTGACCAGCTGCGATTACAGCTTTTGATGGTGCTCCCACTCTATATGAAACTCCTGCTGATGTTCTATTTTCATAAATCATCAAGCCTTCATTTCTAAGTTTACCAACCATTGAAGCTGGTGACCTTAGGTCAAATTTGTTTCTTAGAGTTTTCCAAGTCACAGATTTGCCAGTTGTTAAAAGGTTTCTCACCTTTTCAGTTTTGCTTGTTTTTGTTCTAGTCATATCATTTTCTCCTTCTTTAGATTTAAATATAGACATTATATTAGATAACATAATTGTTACCGTCCTTTCTTGGCAATTTTACAACCAGCCAGGCGATTCCAGAGGAATTAGTTGTCATTTTTAGGTGGGTCAAAATCTGGAATAAATTCAATGCCCCCTCCGTCAAGTTCATCTTGTATATCTTCACTCAAAGACCTAATGGTTTTTGATTTAGTATCATAGATTTTACTGTAGTCAATATTAGCCACCGTTTCACCTTTGGTAGTTTGTTTTAATGTTACAGTTTTATCTACAATCTTTTGTACAACATGATTCAGTTCAAAATCTCGTTTTACCATACTTCGTAATGCGTCTACCAAGTATGCAAAATCTCTTGTAAATGTTTGTGTCTGTGTTTTCATAGCAAGGTCAACACACTTTCTTAACAAGTCCAATGCAATCTCATCAACTGCTTGTTCAACAAATTGTATAGTTTGTTGTTTTTGAATTTGTCTGCTAAATTTTGTATCTCGTTCTCTTTGTTCCTCACCTGAATGTCGTTTAACAATACGGTTCTGAGGAAATAAAATAACTTTACCATCTTCGGACACTATAAAATCTCACCTTTAAAATTAACTCTACCTTTTTCATGGAAGAATTCCACTAATTGATTATAACCGCCAATCAACTCATTGTCAATCTTAATCTGAGGCATAGTTCTAACTTGTTTACCTACAGCTTCATACAGTTCTTCAGGTGTATTAAAGTCTTTGCCAAACATTTTTTCTTCATACTCCAGACCAAGGCCTTTTACTAAGGCCTTTGCCTTTGTACAGTAAGTACAGTTTGGTTTACTGTAAATTACTATCTGCATTTTTTACTTCTTCCTGCGTCAACTCATTCCATTTCTTTTCTGCTTTATCTCTCAAATTGTAAGCATCAACAGCTTGGTCAATGGTAAAGTTGTACATCTTGTTATACTCACCTAGTGGAAGTCTTAATCCAATCCATGCTCTGTAATAACTATTGGTAGTCAATGTTACATCTTGTGCAAAGATTTCATAACCTCTAACTGGTGTATTTTTGATTTGATTTACAATTGTAGATTCTACTTCACTTACAACTGTTTTGGTGTTTGCTTTACCAAGTTCAGTAATATACTGTTTACTATCCTTGTTCATTTTACCCATAACAATATCTGCAAGTTCAGCTTTGGCAATCATCTTTGCCTTTTCAATTGCAAGATTTAAGTCTGGCGATACTGC